AATGCTATATTAACCATAATTAAACTCCTCTACTCATTAGGCCCATGTTAGCTTCTGGAACAGGCTCTTCTTGCTGCTCTTGAGGTGGCTGCTCCATCTCAGGGCCACCCTCTTCTTGCTGATCTTGCATGTCTTCTAGTGCCTCTACCTCTGGGCTAGTCATGGCTTCCATAGTCTTAGTGACATCTACCTCGTCCAGCTTAGAACTTTTCTTTTTAAGCCTAGCTGTTACCAGAGCTTTAAGGTTGGCTTTCTGTCTTTGTTCTACTTCAGGCTCATCAGAAAACTCTTCAATGTAATTGACGCCTGACATCTTAGCGATAGACACAAGCTCTTTTTTAATGCCATCTGCAATTATAAGTCCTACATCAATGCTGTGAATGCCTTCAGCTACTGCGCCTGTAATAGATGTACTGGTGAGAATTGACACAGGTACGCCAATCTCCATAAGAATAGACGCCCCCTCCATAAACTCAGGAGTTGACATCTTCTCAATGTGCATCATTAAAGCTTCTTCAGGCTTCTCAGTCTCAGGAGGTTGCTCCCAAGGAAAGTTTCCCGGCTCATCCGTTAAGGATTGTCCCGGTATTGGGCCTGTTAGTAGTTCTTTAGACATAGTTTATCCTTCTTCTTCTTATATCTTCTAACTGATAGGCCGTAGTTTAGGACGTAAAGACCGTTCAAGAGCGCCCTTAAAGTAATACTTATCAATAGAATTAGGTGTAATAGACTCTGGGCCACGCCAACCGGGGTTTTGATTCCACGCTTTACTGCCTTTTTTAAATATTACTTGATCTTTATTTTTTACTTTTCTTTTAGCTGGTGCTGCCTGAAGAACGCCTAAAGACATTTTACCATCGTAGCCCCACCTAGTCAAGTACTTTGAGTACAAATCTAGCTGTTCTCCTGCACCCATATAGCGTATTTTAGGTAAAGTAAGGTCTTTAGGTACTAAGTCTCTGTCTTTAAGATCAGTTAGAGCATCCTCAGTAACTTGCCACAGCCCTACAGCGCCTGAATTTGGATTCCTATCGTCTGTATTACCTGCTGACTCACCCTCAATTATTTGATAAAACTTGTTCACAGGTAGATCAGGATGGTCTCTCTTAAGGCGGTCTATGCCATCTAGGAATACTTGATCTTTTAATAGAGTAGCCATCTTATTCTTTTTAGGTCCACCTCTAGGTTTCATAACTAAAGCATACTTATCACTTGACTGCTCTGCAGTAGGTAGAGGTCTTGAGGCTTCCCTAGCTGCCATCTCAGGCGGTGGTAGTCGTGTGGTTATTTGTTCAGGGTCTCTACTGCTACGGGGTTCTGGGTCTGGGTTTTTCTTAGACCAAGAGTCATACAAACTTGAAAACATTTCTACTACATTATCAAAGACAGAGTTATCAGCCTCGTCATCATCAATAGGTTCTATAGTCGGACTAGCTAGGCCCTTGCCTACACCTGACCTTTTTGTAGACTTTCTAATGTCTTCAGCAACATTAGTTGGAGCATCCTGTGCTTCTCTTAAAGCACCAATTATAGAATCCGCTTGAGTGTTTTTAGGTGCCATATTATTCTTCTTTCTATACCCTTAGTCTAACTGCATCTTCAAAGGCTTCATAATTCACCATGAGATACCCGTGAGAGCCTACTACAACAGATTGAGGATGTGTAATTTGAACCTCTTGAGCCATTACGCCCACAGTCTTATCTGATTCAATTCCCAGACGTTTAGCTTCTTCATTCCATTCCCAAGTATACCAACGTACCCCTTTACTTTCCTCTAAAAACTTAATGTTTTGTTTAAGGCGCATGTCACTTGAACCTGATTTTCCTGCTGCTGTGCCTTTAGCTTTAAAATACGAAGTAGCGACCCCTACAACTGCAGCACCAATACTTCCCCAGCTACTATAGGAACCTTGTATCTCTGCTTTTGATATTCCTGCATTAGCATTAATATGTGCGCCCATAATAGAAGTCTTTCTCTCTGCATCACTGTCAGCAGTCTTCCAAGCAAACGACATAAGATCACGCTCTGTCTGCCATATGGTATCTATCTGTTTAGCAGTCATAGCGTTGGCTGCTTTAGCGTCATTCATGTTAGCTTCATTCTGTGCTGCAGTGTTAGTTGTCACAACACCTTGACGCCACTTAGCGTTAGCTTGAGCAATGATAAGACCATTCTCAACGTTAAACTCTGCTCTTGCATTGGCTTGCTCTGTGTTAAACTCAGCTAGAGCATTGGCAGCATCTACGTTAGCCTTCTCCATTGCATTTGTTTGAGATACATTGAACTGATCTGTGTTTGACGCTAGTGTAGCCATGAACTGGTTAGTCTGGTTTTCACTCTTAGCATTGAATTGAATTGTTGCATTCTTAGCTGCAGTGTCACTTAAGATAGCATCTTGTACTGCTTTAGCTTTAAATATCATAGTCTGTTGTGCAGCATCTAAGTTAGCTAAATCCATAGCTAAGAAGTTTTTGGCATTCTGTACTTCTGCTTGCTGGCGGTTATTAAGATTAGCCAAATCCATACTAGCCATAGCTGCAGCGTCTGCCATAACTTTACCGTTCTTAGCTGTCATGTTTGCAAGGTTAGCCGAAGAAGCAATCTTAGCATTCTCTAAAGCAATCTGTTGATCTGAAGTAAAGTTCATATTAGCTATGTCACTGATCTTAGCGGCTGTAGCTACACGGGCTTGGAAGTCTTGATCAAAGTCTAACTTAAGAAAGTTAGCACGTTGCTCTGCAGCAAACATGGCAGTCTGTTGACGGTTACTTAAGTTCATAGTTTCAAACTTAGCAAACGTAGAAGCATCCTGTTGAGCAATAGGTAAGGCAGACTCCATAGCAGCCTGTACAATGGCCTGTCCTGCCATAGAGGATGAGCCTAGCCCACGTGCAGCCATAGCAGCACTGGCGGCTCTCATAGCCCCTGCTGCCCATGCTGGTGGTTCACCCCCATCAAAGTCTTCCATAAGCTCTGAGAGTTGCCCTTTGACAGTGGCTTTATTAGAAGGGTTAGCTGTAGCAGCCTCAACTTGAACAGCCTCATTTACTGCTGCCATATCTACAGAGGAGCCTGTAAGCTTCTCTTCGTCTATAATTGCACGTTTTACAGGGGGTAAAACCTTAGTAGGGTCATCTATTGTAGATATATCGTCTGTGCCTAAACCTGTTATACTTGAGGCATCGCCTTCTGCAGCAGTAATAGTATCAGTTACTGCACCTTTTTGAGCGTCTACATCTGCAAGTGCTTTTTCTGCTTCCTCTTGAGAGGTCTCAGTAGTAGCTGTTTCTGTAGCTATATCAGTAGGGTCAGCCGCTATACCTGCAGTGCCTTGCGTAAGTAAAGCATCGGTGGTACTACCTGCATCACCTGCACCTGATCCTATTTCAGCACCTGTTGTATCTGCGTCTATAGTACTTACGGCTGTTTCTGTAATAGCTTTACTAGGGTCTTTTACAAAGTCAGCAGCAAAGGACTTACCTGCTGTTCTTGATGCAGCATTTTGACCTGCACCAATAGTAGCCATCTCATTCTGAGCCGCATTTAAAGCTTGGTTCTTAGTAGAAATAGCTCTGATAATATCAGGGTTAGTCTGATCACCAGACATAAGGTCAGTGACTTCAAGCTGTAGCCTGTTGATCTTTTCTTGGGCTGCAACACGTGCTGCTGATAAGTCTTCTACTGTGGTTGCTGATTTAGCTTCTGCGTCAGCTACAGCTTTGTCTGCAGCAGCCTTAGCAGCAGCGTCTGCTTTAGCTTTGTCTTCTGCTGCCTTCTTTTGTGCTGCTGTTGCTTCTGCTGCAGCGTTGGGATTAGCTCTAGCAGCGGCGGCAGCATCGGCTTGAATTTTAGCTTGGGCAGCAACCCTAGCGGCAGCTTGATCCCTTTTTTCTCTTTCTATATCTTCAGGCTTATTAGTATAACCAGTGTAAGGCTCTTTAAACATGGCATCGTGGCCCTTAAAATTAGCGCCCCCATGACTAAACCCTTGAGAAGAGCCATCACCCTGATTATTAGACATCGTAAGCATAACTCTATTTAATACTTGACTAGCTACAGGGTCATTCCCAATATCTTTTACAGGGATGCCAAATCTAGCTGCAACCTTTTCAGCAATCCTATTAGAGCTTGTTGAGTTCATCATCTAAAATCTACCTTCTAGTACTTCAAGTATTTCTTTATTGTAACACAGTGTAAATCTAAAAGCCATCACTTAATCCCTTTAGTATGTCTTTTATACTAACTTTAGCCTTAGAGTTAGGTGAGTACTTACACTGAAACTGTTTAGGACATTCACGAAAGCTATTCTCTGCGTAGTGGTAGGCAATGGTCTTGTTCTTACCTAAGTAAATACACACCTTGCCTTCACGTTCACTCTCAGTATACTTCCATAGGTTACACGTTACATACTCAGGGTATAGCAAAGAGCTTGCCAGTATGAGGGGGAGTACAAATGTATCCATTATAATGCCAACGAAACCATGTAGACGCCGC